CGCACCAATGTAGCCCAGTCTGGCTCGGCGCCCTGCAGCTGGTTAAGGTGCTGTTCCAAGGCGCCAAGCAATTGAGCATACTGCTGACGTTCCTGGACTACAGCCTCGGCATGTTGATGAAACTGCTTACGCTGTTCCGCCAACTGCTGAGTCTTGCGCGTGTAATCAGACTGGAACATAAAGCTATCTTGAAGTTCACGTTGCGTGACTTCGCGCTTCTCGCCATTGATGGTGAATTCGAAGACTGAGCCATCGCCGTCATCTACAGAATTGTCACCTACGTCAGCGCTTGTAGCTCCTTCGTCTGCTGGGCCTCGAGAGTCCTGTGAAGCATATTCCTCAGGTTCTTCTCCAGAAGCAGCACGTTCTGCTCCAACCTTACTCGCTACCCCAACAGCAGGATTGGGCTCTCGACCTAGGTCGAGTAGATTACCAAATTGCTGTTCTGCGGTGTCTTCGGAACTGACATGTTCTGTCTCGGTTCCGGAACCGTCTACGTTAAAGGGCATCTGTCTTTCTCCTATTCCGATGTTCATCGAGCTTAAAGTTATCCGAGTAACTTTTCAGTTTTGCTCGGAGCCTTCCAATCGCCTTCATGTCAGCGTACGCATTTTCACGTACTTCAACATCTTTCGGCTGAGATGAAGTGAAGGATTCTATTGTATCATCTTCCATTTCTGAAAGCAAAGCATTAAATTCCGGGTCTCCCAGCAACTGATTCGCTAATGTGCATTTTGCACGAGTCTCAGCGTCCAACTGTGATAGCCCTTATCTCGTCTTTGGCTGCACCTGGATCTACGTTTGCTCCAGCAGCCAGCTGTGCAGTCTCGACAATAACCTGTGTAGTTTCAGCTTGAGCCTTACCCGCAGTGGCCAAGTCCTTATTCGCCGCGGCCTGGCTACGCTTGTTGAGTTCGGCACTGAGCATCCCCACTTGCTGTTGCAACTGCTGCAATTGCTGTTGCCCTTGCTGGAACTGCTGGAAGAACTGTTGCAACTGCTGTGAAGTTTGCACAGGCAGGAAGAAGCGATCTGGATTAAAGTAACCAGTTAGCCCTACCATTTCCGCGCAAGTCTCGCGATACTCTGCCAACGTGCAGATAGGATTCTGCTGTCCGAGCACAGTGATCGCTGTCCATTGGCGTTCAGCGATCGCATTCAGCATCGCCATTTTCGAACCTTCAGTGCCACGGCCGAGTGCAGTGGTTACAATCGCATCCATCCCAGCATTCCAGGCACGCGGATCAATTGGAGCCCAATTATTCCGCAATCTGACCATACTCACTTTGTCCTGGTTCTGAGTGATGCATTTCAGAATCCCTTTGAACAAGCGAGTCATTCCAGTTTGGGCCAAAATGCGAGCCACCATTTCCAATTGGCTTTGCGCCGCCGTAACTGAATTCTCCACGGCGTCATGCGTGGCGCTCTGCAAAGACTTGGGATTCAAGCCAAGCGTGGTGGCGCTAATTCCAGTGCGATTCGCTTTCAGTTCGTCCATGTAACCAAGAAGCGGAAGACATTCTTTGCCCATGAATGGTGTAGTGATTTCCCTGATCATTCCAGGCGCTTTGGCACGAATCACAGCACCAATCTCAGGATTCAGCACGTCATCCATGTTGACCGCAGATTCGACAACTTCTTCTCGCGGGAAAATAGAACGCGACAAGCTGTCGAGGGCGCCGCGTAGCAGATTTGACTTAATCCGCTGCACGTCAGTCACATTTTCGGCAACGCTGTGACCTGTAGCCATATGTGGTTCTGGATCTGGGCAGAATTCGCTTACTGGAATCTCGTCCCATAGATCGATAGCCAGGTCGCCATCATCCTTTTCAAGGATTTCCCAGTTGGAACCGCCACACCATATCTTATACCGCTCCGCAATCCCGTCTGCATCCAAGTCTACGTTGACATACGCTTCGACAACGTCCACTTTCCATTGTGACGGATCAAGATCGCTACGAGTTTTGTCATTGAGCGAACCCTGGTTGTCATACCTTTCAACCTTCTCAGTGTTCGTCGCATTCTCAGTGTTACCAGACATTTCGACGAGCTGTTCGTAGACAAATCCCATCGAAACCAACTCAGAAATCGTCATATCACGACGATGGCCCCACAATGTCGCGTCATCCAGACTTCGCGCATCGCGATTGATCAGTCTTTCCTCTGGAGGAACTGCGCATAGCTTTACACGCCCACCAGTGGAGCGCTTATAAGTTACGCAACAGCTGATCAAAGGCTGGCCGAGTTGGCTTGGAATTTCTTCGTAGTTGTAGATGTCGATAATCCAGGGATCACCGACGAGATTCACAAATTCTTGCTGTGTCAGCCCAGAATACTCCGTGCCTTCTATCTTGAACGACTCATCCCACCACCACTTGACAGGACTCAACGCTTTAATCAGCGCATCCTTGAACACGCTATAAAAAAGCAGGAAGGCTTCGTTGTCTTTCTGCAGTACGATGTGGTTTACGTAGTCCGTCGCTTGCTTCGCGCTCTCTTCGTCTTCTGGCGACATCGGCACATACTCAACAACTGAGGATGAACCGAAAAAGACACGTAGCAAACTCGGCAAAATTGCGTGAACAGTGTCATGCACGTCGCGACTCACAACCCTGGATCTGGTCTGGTCAAGATCTTTATCACCTGCTAGCGATTTTCCGCGATACGCAGTCTGCCATTCCTCTCTATTACCCGCAACTTCTTCTTCCGCGTAACTAATTGCGTCTTCGATCATAGTCTTCAGTAATCCTGGTAAATCCTCGGGGGTAACTCCGGGCTCACGCCCGCGAGAATCACTGGATTCCACATCTATTTCTTCGAATTCTCCCGCTTCCATCGCGGCAGACATCTGATCTATCTGTCTAGCGTTAATCGTTGTGATAGGCATGGTTAATTCTCTCAGCCGTAGCCAATGAGCCGACGTTTAATCGCCTTCTTGTTCGCTTTGCGCCCCGTTATAATGGTCGCGGGCTCGCTAGCAAACGATAATACCACACAATCCGCTAGATCGGGGGACCTTTTTCCCCTACGTCTCATCTCTTCTTTGCTCTCGATCTTCAACTTTCCATTGGACATGAAAGAATAAGTCGGCGAAATGCTATCCTCCACCAACTCACGAGATTTTGGCAACTTCCCTATCCCGCTTTCCAACCAATGCCTGTATTCCAACCAGAGATGATCGCGCAATTTGTAGCCATCAGAAAGAACGAGCGAGGACTCACTGACGTTGATACCTGTTACAGGGAGTCCAAGCTCGAGTAAGCGATCGACGACACCTGCACCCACGCCGATCACATCAATCAATATCTCATCTGGCTTGTCGTCATTGTTCGCCGCATCGTACTTATGCTTTATCCAGCCGACAATGGCCATCGTACTCATGCCCTGCTTCTGTTCAAGCCAAGTCACGACGGATCCGATTCTCTCGCCGATCACAGTCCTGTCAGTGCCGTACCGCGCAGGGTCGCACATCCACAGACGCCTTACCCCAGTCTTCGGCACAACGATATCTCGATTCATCGCAGCCTCAACTGAAGTGCGACTTATCAATGTGTCGTCGTCAGTAAGCGGAAATTCCCCAAGCACTCGAACTCTGTACTGGTTACTCTCTTCGCCATAGGTCTTTCTGATCTGCTCGACGAATCGCTTGTCAACCCTCTTCGACTTCGACGCGTCTATATGATATAACTTCCAGTCATCTTTCAATTCATGATGCGTTCTATAGAACAACCCGCTCAATCGAGTAGGGTTGCCAGTCAATATCGTCGTAGCATTAAAGCCAGACATCGATCCCTGCGCTGACTCAAAAACCTCTTCAGGAATACCTGGCGCCTCGTCTGCGATCAACAGTACATGTTCGCTATGCACGCCCGCTAACGCCTCAGGCTTTTCTTTGGTAGAAGTCCTGACTGAAATGAACCCTTCCTCAGGCGCAGCAGCAAGAACTATCCTATCAGATTTTATTTCGAAAAGAGGACGAAGAGCAGCGGGCAGTTTCTTGAACATCGATTTCGTTTCAGCCCATAAAGCATCATAGAGCTGAGGGGCGGTAGGCGCAGTCATGACAACCTTAAAAGGATATCTTGTACAGGCGAACCATACGGTAGCCATTGCTAACCCTGTGGACTTTCCTGTACCGTGGCCAGATCGCACGCTGATCAGTCGACCCCCTGCGGCAACATCCTCTAAGAGATCAGCCTGCCAGGGATCAGGTTCCATACGTAACACATTCTGAATGAATTCAGTGGGAGCGCTATAGTATCTTGCAACGAAGTCCATGAAAACGTTGTTCATATAGATAGTATATCACGAAGAACCCTGATACACCATTATAGTTTGAAATAGTATATAATAGAAGAGAACTGCAGATATAGATATAGTTCTATATTGCATAGAGATTTTTAATAGGAATAGAAAATGACCGTAAGGCTATCTGAGGTATGGTGGGCTGGGCTGTGAAAGACCGGGGGCCCCACATTGCCGCGTCCCACTTGCCCACACCCCGCGGTGGTGTAGTGCTATACCTAAGTACAGCACTACACCACCACCACACTACACCACTACACCACCACAGCACCAGGCCTGTGGTGAAGCTCGCCACTTTGTGGCGTAATTCGCCACTGGTTAATCTCGCCAATGTGTGGTGGATCTCGCCAGTTCGAGTGGTGGCGGGATGGGGTGGTGAATCCCGCCACTAAGTGGTAGAAAACGCCACTCGACCCCACCCCACTATGGCTTTATACCGATTCGGTATATAGCGGTAATTTAACACTACCTTCGCACCGGCTTAACACCCGCGGGGTTATAATGGCTACACTAAATACGGAAGTATTTAGCCCTTAAACCCACCACCTGGAGAGGTAGTGTCATGATTATCGAGAAATCACAGTTCGTCACAAAGGTTTTTGGCGCACACTGCCACGAGCGCGTGTATATTGCACTCGAGTTGTATGGACCCGCCACAAAGGAAACACTCGCCACTTGCGCGAATACCACGCCCGCAGTCGTCGCCAACGCCATCCACGATTGGAAGCGCGGCAAATACACCCGCACCAATGTGCCGGTCTTCCCCGTTGTCACGCGCGAGAAAGTGGGGAATTCGAATGTGGCAGTCTACGCCCTCCCCGCACCAAGCGCCCAACTCGAACTTGAGTTGCCCACCGCCTAAGTCCGATCAAGCCCACCCCTTCGGGGGTGGGTTTTTTATTGCCCGATCCTTGCCCAGGATCCGCCACTTGTTTCTTATAATCAAGAGCATATAGACATATACACATACAACACCTCTTTAAAACACAGACTGGTATAATGGGTTAATCCCACAGGAGGATTACCATGTTTGTCGCTATACTTGTAGACCCAACTGGCAAGATCATACATTCAGTCCATTCTGATAATTCTATATGTGCAGTAAACCACTTATTAAGAGATGCAGAAGATCTCTTCGATCACCCACATATTACATTGATACCAGATGGGAACATCACCCCACCAGTTGATGGTGGTCACTACATCACAGTATTCACCTCGATAAGATAGGAGTAAGATCATGTTCGTCGCTATACTTACAGATACCGGTACCAAGAAGGTTGTTTGTTCAGCCCACGGCGAGGGCGCACTCCACGCCTTCGTAGAACTCAATGAGCACTTACAAAACATGTCACCTGTTGATAGAATGGCCATTTATGACCGCAACATCGGCGTCAATGCCCAGGGTGATCTGAATTTCCCTAACAACTGCATTTATACCCATGTAGTGACCATCATCGAAGTGGTAAACTTCGCGGACACACTATCATGAGATACGCTTGCACATTGATCGATACTCATGAAGCCGAGATAGTGACCACTGTACTTGGTGAGACCAAGATCGACGCATTAACAAGAATGGTATGGCATATCATGTACGATGTCAAAGACCATGACATCGAGTTCAAGGATGTCGATTTCAAGAAGGACACAGGCGACATCAACATTAAGTCGAATAAATACAGATACATTGTAACTACGAGTCACATTCAGAAGTAAACTTCGTAGACACAAAGAGCACCTCTTTCATTTCAAGAGGGGTATAATGGTTTTAGTGGTAGAACTACCACTATGTAGACCCGATGTTTAACAATAAGACTTTTTCTCTCCCAGAGGAGGACATTCATGCATATGATGTTGTTAATACCTTTGAACTCCATAGCTGAAGACGTGTTGACTGAGTTGCACCAAGATACAGGGATCGATGTTGGGTCCTTCAACAGTGGCGTAACGATGCCGACCCTGGAAGAAGTTGATGATGCGGCAGGTGATTTCTTGCAAACACACAAAGAGCACTTCGCTGACCATTTTCTCTTCGACAGTTGGGCTCAAGCTACATCAATGGATCACGAACTCAACGACCATTCAGGTGTTTTCATTCTCAAGCTTGTGGAGTTATGACATGTTCACAGCCTTATTCGTTGACACATACCACGCTGAGATCATGTTTTGCACTGTTGGCGAAGATATACACAAAGCCATCGCCAAGTTGATGCGTGTAGTTAAAGACGCGCCATTGGAAGTTCGGGAAGAAATTCGGTTAAGCGATATAGAATTTAATCCCGAGAAAAGCCTGGACGGATGGGGTGGAGATTACCGCTACCACATCACCACTGCACGTATCGACAATTAAGCCTCAATGTAGCCACTTGGATTCAGGTGGCTATGTTGAGGGTTAGCGCCCTCTGTATGTCCTTTGACCAATTGGAGAAATGCAATGATCATCGCAACACTTTTCGACCGTAAGAAACAGCAGGTAGTGCTTTCGGTGGCCAGTCATTCACAAATGACCGCCGCATTCAACCTGTCCAGGGCAACGCTCAAGTCTGAGTACGCTGAAACATACAAGGCTCAGAAGATCGATGTCAATGGGATCACCGGCTTCTACGGGGTCGAGCCAAGTGACAAAGGGAACGACAACAACATGGTTGTGACGCTCCTGGAAGTCAAGCGCGACCTCGAGTACTTCGGCCGGTTCTTGATCAACATCATCGCCAAGGACGAGCTCACTGGCCAGGAAGAACCTGCATGCTTCTGTTTGATGGAAGGGCCATTCAAGGACGTGGCCGATTTCGCAGCCGAACAAGCCCGTCCGCTTGAAATGGATGGTACCCAGTACGACATCTACATAAGCGAGCTGGTCAGTGAAGCCAACTCAAGAAGCCCGATCCTGGATAAGCCAGCCAACGAACTGGTTTGCTAGCCAGGAGCTTTTTGATATAATAGGTCGTACCTTTGGTGCAATCATCTCTCGCTTGAGAGATGATTGCCACGAAGGTCAATCTCGATCTTCGACACCACCTCTATGGAGAATAACATGAACGACAAGACTGTGACAAAGCAAGACCT